ATTATAGAACCATGCACCACCATCGGGTTCACATGCACCTTTACCACCAGGAATCTGATCCTTCCTAAGTTTCTTTTGCAGTGTGAGTTCAGGATAGATCTTCTTCAGTTCTGCATATACATCTTCCTTTTGATGCTTACATTGCTCATCAAGTTTGCGAGCGCGAGCATCAGTTGCAACCGTTCCGTTTTGAATACCACCGTTGAAACGTTTCATCGTCGGATCTCAGAGATAGCGGGTTGACCTTTGTGGAAGACAGTATCAACAACTGCCTGCACCTTGCGAGCGGTGCTGATTCCAACAGAATCATAGGTGGGAATACAGACAAGTCCAAAGGTCTTGTGACAGTCTCCCAACCGGATCACCCGACCGATAGACTGACTGATACCAATATAGTCCATGTTTCGCATGAAAATAACTGCTTCCAATCCACTAACGTTGATACCCTCAGACAGAATAGAGTGGTGGATAACAACAAACTTTTTGTTAGAATCCTTGCCCCAGGTGTTCAGTGTCTCGAAGAACTTTTCACGATCAACTTTCTTGCCGTCGATGATTGCGCCAGTCTTAGATGTGATTGTCATCCAAGAATACCCTCGCTTGCTGAGCTCTAGGCAGAAATCAGACTGAGAAATAAGACCCATGATCTGCTTGGTTGTGCGAGCACAAATCAAAGTTTTGTTGATGTTGTTGTCATCAATAGTTTCCAGCAGATTGTCACAATCCTCAGCATACATGACCTTGCGACCTTTCACCAAAGGCAGTTGCTTCACAACAACTTTAGGAGGAAGAATGTAACCACCATCAACAAGTTCAGGAGCAGGAATGTTCGCAAGAACTTGACCATAAACAGACCAGTTCATGCCTGGTTTTTTAGGAGTCAGAGAATGTTTGGGAGTTGCTGTATAAAAATAGCAGCGATCTGCGTTATCTGCGAAGAACTCAGTGGCAGGGAAAAAGTTACGCTTGACGCTGTTATGTGCCTCGTCAAAGTAAATCGTGTTGACCTCAATATCAGCATCAACGATACGCTGAAGAGAGTTGTAAGAGGTGAAGATAATAACATTCTCACCTGCTGTCCGTGCAGTGGCAGCAAACATGTGAATTTTGTCTGCTTTGGTGCTACTGAAGTGATGAGTTTCACCACTATGAACGTGCATAATGTGAGTGTTGGAAGTATCAATAACCTCCAAGAACTCAGAGCACAGTTGTTCTGCCAGCAAAATGCGGGGAGCAACAACAACTGTGGTGGTGCCGTTGTTGATAGCATCGTGACGACGCTGAGTATCAACAATCATGGTCAACGTTTTACCACCACCAGTAGGCACAATAATCTGACCTTTGTTGTATGCAAGCATACGATCAAGGATGCGCTGTTGATGAGGGCGAAGAGTGATGGTCAATGCTGTTCTTTCGATGAATATAATATAAAACCCCCTGACCCGAAAGTCAAGGGGCTGTGGACGGTTCAGGTGACTGTCACATCAGTCATCCTGTTCTTGGACTGCCTTGCGGGCAATACGCTCAAGCACATCACCCAGTTCAATGAGTTTGCCATCTTTAACCTCACCATGTGAACTAGGGGCAAACTTCAACCAAGCGTCTTTGTGCTGGCAAGGATAACATCCGTGCTTAAACCTATAAGCAAAAATGTTATCAAGTCCTTTACAGTAACGTTCACGCTCATTGTAAAAATCTTTACGAAGTTCATCCTCTCCGCCATCATTTGTAGGGGGAGGTGTCATCGCAAGATGATTCATGTGCTCATCTTTTTTAGCACAACGAGAATGATAATCATGGAATGTGCGCCAACGTGCCTCATTGTTGGTGTTGTGAAGATAAAAATCAACATCACCTTCATTGATTTCTCTCTTCATGGGATCAGAAAAATCATCCCCTTTCATCCATGATTCAAAGGTCTGGTTAGTCCAGGTTTTATATCTTGCAGGTTTTACTGCAACATCATCACGTCCTTTGATTTTACGAAATAAACTTGTTTGTTCTGACTTAGTGAGACTGTTGCCACCATATTCAGTGATTTTGTTTTTAAGTTCATCTTCTGAAACATCACACATGAATTCTTTTTTGAAGGCAGCGATCCATGCGAGAACTCCAACTTCTACATCTCGAACTTCATTAGATCGAGCATACAATCCACGCTCAGGATCATTTACTTTGTTTTCAAAGTCAATTTGATCCATTTCGGATTCAAACTCAACCACCCACACTGCATAGCACTGAACGCCAAGTTGAGGCAAAACTTCTAAGCGTGTGCCACCGTTCGCAGTTTTGAAATCATTGGTGACGCAGATTGGAGGTTGATCCATCTGAATCTTATGATTTTCAAAGGATGTCTTAAGTTTTTCACAGTCAGAAGGGGAGGGATCTCCTTTTTTACCGTTGTTAAAAGTGTTATCTAGCATTTCAAGTGGAACAATAGCCTTATCGACTAGTTTCACACCTGAAAGATCATACTCTTCGCAAAAATCATCAAAAGAGTATGTCCAGTTATCTGGGTTGGTATGTTCTACGGTGATGTATTCACCATCAACATACTCAAGCATCAAGTTTTTGGTTTGCATGTAATTGGTGATCCTTAAGATCGGTAATTTACTTTGTAAGTTTAACAACTTTTAGAGTGGTTGTCAATCACTGTTACGAAACCGTAACAATCAATCTTCTTGGTCCTCTTCTGTCTTTTTGATAGACACTTTTGGACCTTTCTGCACTCGATCTACTTCATAGAACCATGCAACTCGTTCCTTTCGTGCTTGCAACAGCATATCATATTGTTCCTGCTGTTCTTTAGTGAAGCGAAAATCTTGCTCTCGCCATTGTTGACGAAGTTCCTGCATGTGAGGCAGGACGTTGACAGTATCAGTAGGAAAGTTCATTTCAGTAGTCAATGTTGGAGTTCAGATAGTCGTTTACGTTGAACTTTTCTTCTTCAATAAGATCTGAGAGATCTTCACTTACATAATCAAAGTTTGCAAGTTCTTCGATCTGTTGCTCGTTCAAGTAATGATCCATGTGTTTTTGTTGACCTTGTTAATATACAGGAATCAGGGGTGAGTGGTCAAGTTAGTGGACAGTGATTTGAGTGTCCACTGCATTAAGATTGTTTTTTACATGTTGCTCCCAGAATACAGCGTCCTCGATTTTAAAGAACGTTGCTGTATGCTTTGCAAACCCCTTTTTCTTCGGTTTTTGGTAAATCACTCGGTACATCATTCCAGTGCCTTAATACTCCAGATACAATAAAAGCGTTAGTGACCATGTAACTAACAAATATAATGGTGCGTATGCCAGCAACGTAATTATCGTAAGGAGCTGTTTTGTCGTCACTGAAACTTCCGATGGCATACTTCCATATTTCCCATAACTTATTCACGGATCCTTGTGTCTGTACTGCTGTGATTTGTACTCATCAATATTATTTTCTCGTCTGTTTTTAACATACTCAAGTTCATGCCAATGAAAGGCAGGACATACTAACAAGATATGATTCTTTTTGTGGAATGATGCACCATGTTCATGGCACACTTTATCCTTCACACCTAACTCAATGCTGATGGTTTGATCGCACTTAAAATACACCCATCCCTCATGATCTTTCCACTTTACATAATCATCAACTTGAGGAATATAACGCATGTTCGAGTGGGTTGAGATTGAGTTGCATTGCGGTGTAGTCACGGGTGTCATTGATGTCTACTACTTTGCCTGGACGTTTGTGATTGATGGGTGCAATGTAACACTCTTTTTTTGTGTCATAGAATCCCCATATCGTATAAACAGGATCGGAAGTGTAAGAGAAACTAGCGTGATGCTGTAACCAAATAGAAACAACGTTGCGCTTAAAATCTCTGACTTCGTAACTGTATCCCGCAGGTGCTTTGTGAGGAAAACCATCAGGTAGATTCATTGTTCACGAACAACACGAAGACGATTGGGTGGATAACCTTGATCCATGTAATATGTCAGACGTTCTTTTGCCTGTTCTTTAGTCAGTTTAACATCAGATTGTGGATCAATCAAGTTCCAACCTGTTGTTTCATTCTCTTCGATGCGATAAAGAATATCCATTAGGCAAACTCCGCGAGGTAGTAATCAACTGTGACCTCAAGCTTTGCTGCCTCTCGTTCACATTCACGGATGAACTCATCAATCAAAGTATCAACACCATCGTTGCGATTACGTCCATCATAGGAGTAATACTTTTTGTTTTTGTGTTCCATGTGCCTCCTTTGACCTTACTAATATACATGAAAAAGGGGTGGATGACCACCCCCTGTGACACTTATTCTTGTGTCCTTGCCTTTTGGACAAGATATTCAGCAAACTCTTCCATTTTTTCAGGATGAATAGCACGAATACCTGCCTGCTCTACCGCGATTTTCATTGACTCAATGTGTTCATGTTTAAGTTTTTTGTCCTTGGGTAGAGTCATGGGCAATCTCCTGAATGTATTGACATCCTAACACGGATGCTCACATTATCTATGGATTTAAGATTCTCTTTGGGATTGTGTAATAGGAGTTAATGGTTCGATTTGATCCATTTCCTTCCACACTTTCTCAAAGTCAGTGCTATACCATGTTCCAAACTTTTCAGGGGAATACCAAAAGTCTTCCCAATCATGTTGTGTTGCTTCAGTAATCACTTTGAGTTCTCTTTTTTGATTAACTTTTTCATCATCTTAACATACTTGACCTCTTCTGGAGTATACCATTCGGGGTGTTTTTTAGCACGTTTGATGATAGTTTTGCAGGCTTTTTTGTCCTCCATTATTAACATATGTACAGTATGTTAATATTTATTGTTTGACCTCTTCTTTTTCTT